CTATTCCTGGGATTATAAAGTCCATTTGAACTCCTTTACAATTACATTCACAGGTTAATTCCTATGAATGTTGGTATAAAGGTTAGGAAGGATACTACGAATAGTATCCCTCCTGTTAGATTAGAACTCAGCTGAAACTGGCTCTTGGTTAGCTACAGTCTCAAGCACATCAAAGTCAACGGAGACCTCTGGTACGTACTTGATTAAGCTAGTGACCTGTACCGCTATAAGCACAGACTTTCTTCCTGTACGACCTGATACTTCCCAATCGTAGGAGTACACGATCACACTACCATGACTTCCGTTACCAATAAGGTCTTTGATTGGGTTCTTATCTTTATCAACGACTCTTACAGGTGTTTTCTGCTTCTTGGAGTTCATTGCCTTTCTTGTTAGGTTGATGGCAAAGTTACCATCTTCGACTTCTCTAACTTTACCAAACGCAGACATTTCCTGTACTCTTTCTTTAGGAAATCTCACTTGTAAGTCATAGATATCTGTACCGAATGGTGATACAGGCTTATCAAGCTTAGCATAGTAAAAGTTAACGTTTCTTATTATTGTTGAAGAATTAGCCATGTGATTAGTTCCTTTCATAGAACATAAACGAGATTGCCTCATCGGATCGTGGTCTCTCACACCACAATGACACTCCTCAGAGTGTTTCGGCTTTATTCTATATGCCCTAGCTCCCTCTCTAGGTCTTCTATGGTCTTTGTAGCTATCTTCATTCTGTGGGAGTCAACGTCTCTTAGTGCTTTATACCTGTCTCTCTCCTTTGTTAGTTTCTCCACTATTGCCATAAGCTCTCTAGTTCCTTCCATAGCTTTTCTAGCACTAGCCATAGCTTCGTCTGTGTTCTTGTTTGCTTGCTCACAAAGCGATACTAGCTTGTTCTTATCATCAGTTAGTTTACCTACTTTTGCCACTGCTGTTTTAGTTACTTCTAATAGTTCATCAAACTGTGTCATTTTATTTCCTTCACATTTAGTACCCTCGAAGAACACTCCCTAGAGAAACTGCCCTCGTAAATACCCTCTAAGGGTACAAATGGTGTCTGCCATCATCAGACCTTGGGAAACACCCCAAGATGACCCTCCAAATGCACTGCAAGTGGAGAATTTCGGCTGTTTTAAGTTAAGAACTTTACAGTTCCATCTTCCATTATTATATATATTCTCATGACTCCTCCTTCCTTGTGTGCTTTAAGTATTCAGTGAAGAACGCTTGAAACTCGTCACTACACTCGTCAACCTCGACACCCATAGTGACTGCATCTTCAGCCATTATTAGATGGTCGTAGGCTATTTTAGCTTTGGTTTGTCTTATAGCCTTTGCTATGTAATCTATAACCATATCTTTCTCTCCTCTGTTGTTTGTTGTCCTAGTAGGTCGTCTTCTCTAGCTGCGACAACCAAGGCTCGTTCTTGCAGTTCAACACCACAGTGGTGCATGATTAGCTCAAGGTCTTTGCTGTTTATTTTAGCAAAGGCATCGAGACGTTCCTGTGGGTACAGGTTCTTAATGTCTTCAATATGCATAGCATATCCTTTCTATCGGTTTATCTCATCAGTGCGTGAGTAACCAGCTCACACAGAGAACCCTCCGAAGAGGGATCTTTCGACATTAGTTAGGGAGAAGTTCCCAAGTGCCTCGGTCGTACTTGTCTTGACCGTCAGCGTAGGTTGCGATTACACCTTGATCGTCAGCGTTTATTGCTTGGTTTTCCAAGAACGCAACGTAGTTGACACGAGCCATGAGGTGAAACCGTTCGTCAAAGCTCAGTTCCCACTCGTGATCCATAGGACCAAAGTTAGCCCCGAGGTAGTCAAGCAGACCACACTGTATCATCAGAGAATTAAGATGACCACGAGGAGCATCAAAGTTCTCAGTTCCGCAATGGAAGAAGTGAGCCAAAGAGTTCACCATAAGTTCGTCCATCCACTCTTGTTCCTTGCCTTCCTCAATGTTCAAGTAGCCACGCATCCGACTGTCATAGTCAGGACCGAAGTTCTGCCCATTAGACCAAACGTGAAGAGCATTGAGTTGTTGAGCAGTTTTAGCGTAGCTCAGGCTATGGTAGTAAGGGTTCATACGAACCTCCGTGTTGGCTGGCGAACCAGCGGTTAAGGACAAAACGACTGCCCACGAGGCAACTCGGAAGGGGAAACCGAGAAGCCACGAGGGAAGCCGCTCAAAGAAGAGCGACAACCAAGGGCTTAGACAGGGACAGGAAGACCCCAAGCAGTGGCAGCAGGAGCAACAGGCTCGGAGGAAGGAGCGAGACCGTCAAACCAGAACGCACCAGACCCAAACGAACACGAGGCAGTGGCAGCAGACCAAGAGCCAAAGAAGCCAAGGACCACAGGCGAACCAGAAACACGAGCCGCAACCAACGCACGCCACAAGACACGACCAGCAGGGCGAGAAGCACCACGGACACGACACACGAAGGAAGCACCACAGGCAGACACAACGAACACAGACGAGGACGAAGGACACCAACGGACGGAAGAAACAACCACCGCAGCACGAGAGAAAGAAGAAGCACCAGAAAGAGAAACAACCATGAGAAAAACCCCAAACAAAAAAGAAGGCGAAACCGCACCAACACGGACGGGCAAAAAGCCCAAGGGAAGCAACAGCAACCCAGGAGGCGAAGCGGAAAGAAGACCGCAACGCCACCAAGACAGCCAAGGCAAAGGGAAGGGCGAGCCCGAAGGGCTAGCCGAAGGGAAGGAGAGGCGAGCCCGAAGGGCTAGCCGAAGGGAAGGAGAGGCGAGCCCGAAGGGCTAGCCGAGCGGCTCAGAGACCGCCTCACACCAGCCAGAGCCAGGATCAACGGAACAAGGAACAACGGGCTGCGAAGCCGCCCACATTAAGAAAAGAACAAGAAAGAAATAGGAAAGACAAAAGAAACGAAACATAACAAGACTCCAAACAAACGAGAAGACAGCGAACCGCACTGCCACGGACGAAACCAGAACGCAAGAGAGCGAACAGGGGGGACAGGCAACCAGAGAAGGATACCCAACACCCGCCCACATCTTTTTTATACATAAAGAAAGAAGCCCCTTCAAGAATCTTTTAATTATAAAACAACCTTATAGGAAAATCCTATTGAGGATAGGGGGATACCAAGATGGACAACAAAAGAAAGCTAGAATTAGCAAAAGAATTATTTTTAAGAAAGAAGAAAACAGAATACAAAGCAGACTTTGAACTATTCGCTAAAGAACAGATACGAATAATAACTAAAAATGCGAGTGTAGGATTCGTTCCATTCACATTCAACGCAGCTCAAGTAGAGATAAACAAACAACTAGAAGCTCAGCGAGAGAAGACTGGAAAAGTCAGAGCTATCGTATTAAAAGCTAGGCAGCAAGGAATAAGTACTTACTGTGCAGCAAGAGTGTTTTGGAAGTCATTTTTCACACCCTACACTAGATCTGTCGTTATGGCACATGACTCGGCTACATCTGATGCCTTATTCAATATGAGTAGGAACATCATCGATAACATGGAAGACCCACCAACATTACAAAAAAGTAACGCTAAGGAGATTCTCTTTGAACATAACAAGAGTGGTTATAGACTGTATACAGCAGGTGCTAAGGAAGCTGGTCGAGGTACAACACCAACGATTGCTCACTTATCTGAAGTGGCATTTTGGCAGTTCGATGAACAGATCCTTGCAGGGCTTTTCCAAGGAATTAGTCAAGAGAACGAAACAGAAGTAATTCTAGAAAGCACTGCTAACGGTGCGAGTGGAGAATTCTTTAGATTATTCCAAGGAGCTATGCTAGGTGAGAATGAGTACGTACCTATATTCTTACCTTGGTACATAACTCCAGAGTACAGAAGGAAAGCTCCAGAGGGATTTGAGAGAACAGAAGAAGAAGACCAGTTAGTCGAAGACTATTCACTAGATGATGACCAACTATACTGGAGAAGGCTAAAGATAGGTGAAAGTGGAGAACGAAAGTTTATACAGGAATACCCTGCATCTGCCGAACAAGCCTTTCTAGTCACAGGTAATAGTGTTTTTGATCAAGAAATAGTCAATATGTACGATGTTCGTGCTCCAGACTATACTAGATCTTTTGACTATGAGACTAATTACTTTGAAGATCATAAAGGTGGACACCTAGAACTATGGAAGCCACCCTCATTTGAAGATAGATTCATAATAGGTGCAGATGTAGCACTTGGGGTAGGTCAAGACTACTCTACCGCAGTAGTGATGAATAAAGATAGGGAAGTTTGTGCAGTATTCAGAGATAATTACATAGATCCCTCTGTATTTGGAGATATCTTGTTTTATCTAGGGAGATACTTTAACAATGCACTATTAGCTGTGGAGAGTAATAGCTTAGGCATAGCTACATTGAATAGATTAAAGCAAATGAACTATGTAAATCTCTATTATCAGACTAAAGCAGCTAACTTACTAAGAGATGAGGGCACTAAACCTGGATTTAGGACTACAGTCTCCACAAAACCAATGATTATAGGCAATCTTAAGCGTGCTGTTGAAGAGCATGACCTAGGCATATGGTCAGACACTATTATAAGAGAGCTAAGAACTTATGTTGCAGCTGAGAATGGTAGCACTAATGCCCTCTCAGGCAATTATGATGACACCGTTATGGCTCTAGCTATAGCATTTGAGGCATATCGAACACATCAACACAGATTAACCGATGACACTATCTCATGGAGAGATAAAGTTGGAGAGTTAGAGGAGAATAATACAGTATGGCTATGAAACCCAGTGAAAACTCATTAAACAACCTAGAAAAGATAGAATCTTCAGAGATGGCTAATGAATATCGACTAAGGGGTCTTGAGACTCGTAGAAAAAACAAAGAACAAAGAGAACTTGCCAAGCACACTATAATGGCTATGAAGAGTATGGGTGATGATGCACCAAACGCTATAGAAGCCCTTAACTATGTCTTAGTAAAGGCTATGGAAGACGATGATTCAGAGCAGATAGTAAAAGTTGCTAGTATTCTTGCTGAATATCAAGCACCTAAGCTATCTCGACAGGATATCACACAGACTAACGTAGATGCTGGTGACTTATCAGACGAAGAATTACAGGAAGAGCTAGATAAGCTTGGTTCTGTACACTAAAACTACCATTGTCCTCACTTTGTCTGGGCTGCAAAGGGTAGGTAAAGCCCACTTATTAAAGAGTCAGGATCTGACGATCCTTTCCTACGGAGATTGTTATGGCTAAAAGAACATTTGAAGAGGCTATGAAAGAAGTTAATAAAAAGATAGTCGATGATAGAAAAAAGGCTTTAGCCAAAAATAAAGAATTACAATCAGATGAACATAGAGAAAAAATAAAGAATAGATTAGTCTCGATTGCGGAAGCAACAACTCCTCTTGGAGATGTACAAACAGGAATAGATGCAAAGACAGCATACGATGAGGGAAGGTATCTAGATGCTGCAGGTAATGCTGCAATGATAG